GTATTTAACCATTTGGATTGGTTACTAGGAAGCGGGGTGGCGAGCCCCGCAGTGGGCTGCCCAATAAAAATGTTACTTAGAATTAGGGTTTATTTTGCGTTTCTTACTATTGGGTACTTCGACATAGTCGTCGTTCGTTGTATCCATGGCAACGGGATAGCCTTCCAAGCGAGTATGTAACTCTTTGGACAGTGTTGGATTGGGGTACGGCATGTCGGCAGCGGCTTCTCGCTCGCTCCTAAACTCCGCCCTCAAATCACTGTTACTGGGAAGTTTCGCCCGGTCACACATGTGATCGCCATTCAAAAATGGCTGTTTATTTACAGGTAGCACCCATGGTTCAGGTCTAGCATCAAGTTCAGGTCTCTTTACCTCGGCAGGGGGTTGAGACGGTGCCATTCTAACGTGATGGTTACGATAACGGCCAGCCTTAGCAACAGGTCGTGGCCGTTGTGGTATGAAACAGGCTTCTTTTTCCTCTCTCAGGTTGACAAAGGGGGTTGGTGTTGACATGGTGGATCCAGCACTGAAGCTAGTAGAGGCGGAAACAGTTCCCGGTGCAAACGTAGGCTCGGCATTGAGCGCTAGTTGATACACATCCATGGTAATATTTGCAAATAGCATACCAAGGACAGTGGGTGTTCCTTCAGCCGTTGACGTAGCTCCAGTGCCAGTCACCAAAAATCCCCCTGGGAACAAAAACCTCACTTCAGAGGCAATAGTGTTCTCCAAACCGGATTCCTTCAGTGCTGGTGATTGGAAATCTTCGGTGTTAACGTAGAGGAGGTCTCGTTGTTTGGTGTCAAGTGGTAATCGAAGTTGCGCGGGCATCCATGCTGATGTGGTAACTGCGTCGGGTATGTTTCTAATGAACGTGTCATCAGCCAGGGGTACTGAGTAAATTACGTTCCCTGATGATTGACACTGATTATTCAAAATACCGCCGACCACTTCAGCATCTGACACCCATGCAATAGTGACTGACTTGCCCGTATTAGATGATGTTGTGGGCACAAATTCAATCACAGCATCCACCACATTGTAACGTGTGAAACATTCACATACTGATTGGTGGATACTATCGGACGATCCAAAGGCTCCCACTGGGGAAAACGTATTGTCACCTGGATAACCAGCGGCAGGAGAAAAGAGGAACGCATTCATCACGTGCGAGTAGTCGGGTCCTGGAAAGACACCGATCTGAGCTTGCGGTGATGTGGTAGTATTGTTCCACTGATCAATGATCTGGTTAAGTTGATAACGGCCGGATATGCGTATTCCAGGTCCATAACCAACATCAGGTGCTCTATTGAAATCCCAATCAGGGGTCCTCATTGCAAATCCAATGGCAGTGGGGGCGTTGCGATATGCAGCAGCAGCGCTGCCCCTCTTACCACTAAATCGCTTGTTGGACCGAATCCCAAACGGAAGGTTCGTAAACCCCGCAAGGGCACTTACACCAGAATCGATAAGCCCGTCAGCCATCCCCCCAGCGCCAAGCATATTTGCTACAGCTTTGGCGATCCCACTTATAGGGATTTTGGGGGTCTGTTTAGACTTGGTCTTGGTCTTGACCTTGATGACCTTATTCTGTCTTCGATTCTTCTTAGGCATTTGATGGTTTTAGCAGGTGGCTCAAACTTACTTTTGGGAAAGTATAAACCTATCACCGGTCCCCACATGACCGGTTGAGCCACCTGGGTTTGTGGTTAACCCCGTGCCTTCACGACAGGCCTATACTCCTGTCGTGGGGCAGAGGGTTTCACCGCGGGTTTAGCAGCAGGCCGCATGGCAGCGCGTCGTTGACGATTAACTGCGCGTTTTGGAACAGCTACAGTCAAATTTGGCCTTGGTCGGCGTTGTCGTTTCTCCTCAATCTCTTTAACTTCCTTGTCAAAAGCGCCCTTGCTCTCAACAGGCGGAGGAGGTACAGTCGGACTGTAAGGTTGTGGCGAATCAGGCACTCGTCCCTCAGCGATCATCTTCTGAGCCATCGGTGATGTGGGTACATAGACAGGAGAATGAGGCTCCGGCAAAGCGGGCTCATGCACATCTCCATTGTCCACCATAGCCACTTTCACTTCTGGGATATGATAATCCATAATAAGGGGCGGATGCATGTGTTTTTCAACCGTATCACAATCAGCAATCCAACGTACAAACCGTGCAACATCAATTCCAGGCATGTGTTTCATCATTAACTCGCCCATCCAGTGACCGTATTCATTTGGATATTGGTCCTCAACTGCTACTCGCGAGTGCCACGGGACGATTACTTGTGTAATGTGGGATAATTCATCGGCCCGTGTTTTAAGGAGGGGTTCTCTTTCGGCTGCTGCTAACACCGACTGTACAAAATGGCCAATAATTGGAGTATTCTTGTCTGTTAAATAGTACGCTCTCGCTTTCTCCAATAGTTTGACCATGGGACTTACGTTTGAGGGCAGCATAACTGTGGTGTGGAACTTAGCCAATTGTCGACTCAAATCACAGCAAGAGTTCACATCACCTTCCCAAACGTTGTCGGAATAATACCGGGCAAGGAACTTAACACCCAAACCTCCACGCGGTATCTCCAACGCCACAACATTGTGGCCCATAGCACTCGATGCTTTTTCCAAGGCTTGCCCGTCTATATCGGCAGTGATCCCATCGTCACCCCCGTACAAACCCATTGCATCCCACGCCTCTCTGTGGGTCATAAACTGAGACCCCCTCAGGGTCATGCGAAATGCCAAATAGTGTTTAAAGGCACTACCAAATGAGTTATATCCTGACGTTTCTGCGGAACCGGATCCCCGGCTATACAACATCTGGTATATAATCCCAAGGGTACTAATGCCCTTCAACCCAAATTGGCTTCTCAACAGGTCATCAAGTTCAGCATGATACTCCGGTCGAAACAGGCGCATGACAAACATCCGTTCAAACTCCCTTTCTTCCTCACTGACATGTCCGTCATATTTGTCATAGTCACTATTAGTGACATGATGTAATGCTTGGACGCATATGTCAGCAACAGCTTGCGCCGTTTGCTTTGGGGTCTTTCCGAATGCATACCATTTCTGTTGTTTTAATAACTCGGCAACGACATACATAAACCTCGAATATTGCGCCTTATCGAGGCTATTGACTGTCGAAATTGCTCTAGGGGCCTTATAGCCACCATAGGCTTCATGCTTGAGAAACATCTTAATGATCCGTAATGGGCTAAACAATGTAAATGCTTCCCATATCAGCCTGCGTTGCGTCGGTCTAGCTTGTCTCCTCATGACTTCATCCATGTCAACTGGAGCTGCCTGATGAGGCTCAGGTATCATCTCCTTAAGGAAGTCAGCCATACATCTCCGTGTGAGCTGTTTGATGAAAGCGGTGTTGCGGCTTACACGCTGTGACGAATCGATCTGAGGTTTCTCGATCCGATCAGTGATACACCACTTTTCATTTCCAACAGTTAGCTCAGGTGCAAAGCATCCGTGGTACAGGGGCGACATGAAAGCATTCATTGAGGGTTTCGCTCCAGGTTGGTAGTTTTCCAACTGCTGATAACCACGGACAGCTAATTTCACGGGAAAGACAAAATCTACGGGTGTTGGGGTGGTAGCCAAGTGATAGTCAACAATCACTGCCGCAGCAGCGGCATCTGGCACTCCTTTAATCCCCCTAACCGACGGAAGGTTAATGCCCACTTTCGATATTCGCGCTGACGCCTGTATCACATCATCAACCGACTTCAATGTGGTACAATGAGCAAACGACCCTACTCGAGCTGTTGACACATATAGTCCGTCCCATCGTTGAATGTTGAGTCGTAAAAACTCACCATGTGCTACTACGAGACGTCTTAAATTGTTGTGTCGAAACGTTTCAGCAAGCAGAGTCCCCATCATGCCCCACGAAGCGATTGGTGTCAGTAACACCAGGTACCGATTTGGTCCAACGTATTTCCGATCAATCAAGTATTGAGTTGAACGGATACCCGTCAGTGTGGCCCAATCAAAGGTACGCGCAAACATGCTATCACCTCCCCAATTCCACAAGGGGTGCCGATAGCTAGCTCCACCGCTTACAGTCATGTTTAAATTGGAATATTTGTCAAAGGTGAACGTAGCCTCACCATCTCCACTGCAAACGGTATCAGGTATGAAAGTGTACAAAAGCACAGGGCCCTTCTGACATGCCAAAAAGGTTTCCAAGTCGTCTCTTTTAAAGTCTTCGTCAACCATGCATATTAAACGCCCTTCCGCACGAACGAAGCCTCTAGGCTCAACAACTAAATCCTTAAGGTGCCTGACCACTTTGACCCCCTCAAAGCCATGTCGCACGTCCGCTCTAGACAGCCCAATTGGATAATATTGCAGTCCGCATACTTGTGCGAACGTTTCCATAAAGGTAACTGCTGAGCTACGGTTGCGTGCTTCAACGCCATGAGTGTGCCCTTCTACAGGTTTATTATGGAGTACGAGAACCTTATCAAATTGTCCTCTGTAAACCTGGTATGATACTAACCCAGGACTCCTTAAAAACCACAAAACCCGACCGCACGAAGGAAATAAACAGTAGAATATGCGGCCGCATATCAGGATGATCAAGTAAGCCAGAAAATTTGCGAAAAATTCATTACTCAATCCACCCCAATGCATTACTAACCTACCCGGCAACAACAACGCCGCCAACACATAATTAAGGCCTATCATGATATACATCAAAGTTTCAACTATGGCCAAACATGGTTTACGGAGTACATTGTGCCAAATGGCAGGCAGCAGAATCGTCCAATCAAATAAAGAGTCAAAAATCATCTCTACACAACTGGACGTCACAAGTGAATAATTCTAACAGGC